GAATTTCTGGCCAGCGGCCAAGTGCCGGACATCGGCCTCATCGCCGCAAGTCTACTCGCGGGCTGGGGGCTAATTGTAGCGAAGGATTCGACCGCCCGCCTCTGACTCCATGAGCCACGCCCGCGTCACAAAACTCATTGCAGTTGCGATCCTCGCCGTGAGCTGGGCTGTCGCTGCGGCTGGCTGCGTGACGGTCGGCTATGACTTTGTGAAGCAACAGGCCACCGTCACCGTCAACCCGCCGCCCAAAGGCTACGCGAAGTAACCATGTGGAAGTGGATCAAGAGACTATTTGGAAAGCCGTCCGCGACTGGCCCAGCGCCAGCCTCGCCGAGCTTGCCATCCGTATCCACAACCGCCTCCACACCCGCCGCGAGCACAGTCTACGACGAACGCCGACTCAATACCCCGAACAAAAGCGGCAGACCCATCACGCCGACCATGATTGTCCTGCACCACACCAGCGGGAGCTATAACGGCAGCGTGAGCTGGTGCATGAACCCTGAGAGCAAGGTGTCCTACCACGTCATCATCGCCCGCAACGGCAACCGCACCGTCCTCGCCGACGACACGGCCCGCTGCTGGCATGCAGGCATCAGCTCATGGCAAGGCGTGCCCGACTGCAACAGCTACAGCCTCGGCGTGGCATGGGACGGCAATACCTACGAAGACCCGCTCGGTGAAACGGCCATGGACAGCGCCATCCAATACATCATTCCGCGAATGAAGAAGTGGCACATCCCGATGAGCCGCATCGTCACACACCAGCAAATCGCACCCAATCGCAAGAACGACATCTCTCCCGCCGACGCGGCGCGGTTCAAAAGCAGACTCAAGGCAGCACTTAACTAATCAACGACTATGGCAAAAACAATCGGACAACTTACAGCCCTCGCCGCGACACCGGATGCCGCAGACGAGTTCGTTATATCGGACGGTGGAGTCACCAAAAGGATTGCCGCGACCAACGTGGCCGCCGCCGCATGGGAACTGACCGGCAACAAGTCGCTCAACGATGGCAGCAATATCGTCCTCGGCACAACCACCGGCAGCAATATTGGCACGGCAACCACGCAGAAGCTCGGCTTCTGGAACGCAACGCCAGTCGTCCAGCCCGCAGCCGCCGCGCAAGCCGCAGCCGCCGCGCAGACGCAGGACACGCTGACCGACAGCACCGGCGGGTCGGCCTCGACCACGCTGGCCGCAATCACCGCGGGCGCAACCTATGCACAGGCTGACCTAACCGCGATCAAGAACGCTATCGCTTCCTTGGCCGCCCAGCTCGCCAAGGTCCGCACCGACGTGACCAATATCAAAACCCTGCAAGACGCCACGCGCACCGCGCTGGTCAACACCGGACTCATCAAAGGCGCGGCGTAATTCATGGCACTTGAAAGTCCAATTCTGCGAGACGGAGACGCTGGCTTTGTCGGTTACGCTTCACGGCTTAACCCTGTGGCGTTGCCTGCTGGCATGCTTCAGCTCTCGGAGAACATGCGACTTGACCGTGGCGTGGCCGTGACGCGCAAGGGGGCGAAGCGGCTGGCTGATGACATCAGCCCTCCCGATACGCCAATGACAATTCCTTTTGTTCTTACGACTCCTGGCCCAATCATCAAGAGCATCTACACGGGGGGCATCTTTGCCAGCGCAGTCATGCGCTCACCCGACGAGGCGAACAGCATGGAGGTTGTTGTTCTTGCCGGACCTGACCGAGCCTTCACTTACCTAACAGACGGCAGCTTACAATTCAGCGCGGCGTGGGCGAGCGGTGTGCTGGCTGTTGACGGAAACGAAAACCTAGAAACCGAAACCGGCGACGAGCTGACGATTAGCCTGCTGCCATCCACGCTGTCTTACCCGACCGGCGCTACCGACGAGATTGTTGAACCGACAGATAATGTCACCATGCTGCAAGCGTTTGATCGTCTCTACCTGCTGCGCGAGGCAGACACGTCGCAGGATGGCTGGGAGCAAAAGTATACCAACGCCTCCGGCATCACCGTGAGCGGCAGCACGGCTACGGTCAATGTGACCGGTCATGGCTACTCAGTGGACAACCGCGTGCGGATCGAAGGTTCAACGGCCTCGGCTGCCTTCGACGGCCACGAATACAACATCGCCACGGTCGCCACCAACAGCTTCACCATCACAGTGCCCAGCGGCACCACGCCGCATGCCGCCGCCAATATCAAAGTGCGCCGCGTTAAGCCGCCCCTCTACTGGAGCGGCGATCCGACGACTAACTTTGTACGAACCACGGCTGGCATTCCCGACGTAGGCATCAGCTATCGCCGCATGCGCTCGGCTCCGTGGGCATCCTACATAAACAACCGACTCATTATTCCAGACGGCAAGCAGAACGTCATGCTGTCAGACATTTTTGACCCCGACGTGTTTGACCCGTTCTGGCAGTCGTTTCGTGTTGGAGTGGGCGGCAATGACAAGATTGTGGCGGTGCATCCGTGGGTGGATAACAACTTCTTGGTCTTCTGCCGCAAGTCGATCTGGCTGGCGCAAATCGGGCAATTCGCCTCTACGGATGGCAGCGCCTACGCCATCGACACGCCTGTCACAAAACTTGAGCTTCTGACCGACGAGATCGGGTGCAGCGCCCGCCAGTCCATCGCTACAGCAGGGCAATACGTCTATTTCCTTAGTGACGCAGGGGTTTACCGCCTTGACGCAAGACTAGACCTCAAGCTGCGCGGCGACACGCGCCCGCTATCGGACCCGATTGCCGACCAGCTCCAAACCCTCAACGCAGATTTAGTTGAAGACAGCGTGGGGCTTTACTTCGACAACCGCTACCTGCTTGCCGTCCCATTGGCCAGTGCTACCGAAAACAACAACGGGGTCTTTATTTACAACCAGCTAACGGAGCAGTGGGAGTCGCAGGATTTATACGGCTTCGGCGTTCAAAATTTCTTGGTCAGTGACCTAAACAACCGTCGCCGCATTTTAATTAGTAACCGCGCTGGCAAGCTGATGCTTTTAGACGAGCTGGAGGCCGGTGACGACTCGCCCGACTCAACAGCCAATGTTGTGACACCTGTCTCGGGCCGCATCCGCACGCGGCGTTATGGTATGGGCGGCGGGATGACCGGCATGACAACCAAACGGTTTGTCCGCAGTCTCGCCGATGTAGTTCTGCCAGACACCGGCAGCATCACCGTTAAAGCCAACCTCATCAATCCCGACAGCGAGATAACACTAGTGCCGGGGCAAACCAACACATCCGGTCTTGCTGAAGACTACACACTCAAGCAACCGATCCGGCAGAAAGCGCACTACTGCGAACTTGAATTTCTAACAACGGCCAACCGGCCAGAAATCCGCAACGTCAGCATCGAGGCCGCTGGCCCTTCGCTGCCGCCGACCGAAACCCGCAACGCAGCTTAAAATTATGGCACAACTAACCAAAGGGAAAACCTTCATCTCGGGAGAAACCGTCGAACCGGCCGACATGCACCAGCTTGTCGATGCCGCAACTATTAGCGACATCGTCAACGCAGAAATCAAGAGCGATGCGGCAATCGCCCACAGCAAACTCGCCAACATTACGGCTGGCCAAGTGCTTTTGGGAAACGCCAGCAATGTGCCAACCGCCACTGCGCTGACCGGCGACGTGACAGTGAACGGCTCGGGAGTCACTGCAATCGGCAGCAGCAGGGTAACAACGTCGATGGTCGCCGACTCTGCTATTACGGCGCCCAAGCTAAGTGGGGCGCAAACAGGAAGTGCTCCTGTTTATGGATGCCGTGCGTGGGTTAATTTTGATGGGACCAAGAACACGGGAGGAGGAGCCGCATCAAACGGTCAAGACATGCTCATTAGAAGTTCTGGCAATGTCTCTCGAGTCAACAGGATTTCAGCAGGCAGGTATGAAGTGTTTTTCTCAACAGGAATGCCGGACGCCAACTATGCAGCCGTTGCAAGCAGCGGCGACCTAGACTCATCAACATTTGCTGAGAGCACGGCAACAACAAGCCGAACAAGCTCATCATTTCAAATGTATACAGGGAACGCCGGAACTAGCGGAGCCCTAGCAAGGGCCGACGTTTCGGTAGTCGTTTTCCGCTGATGACCCCATGGCAACTCGCCCACAGCACCGCAATGTCAACCGGCGTCACGCCGGAAGAGTGGGACCGGCGCCTCGGCCGGTGTCTGGCCAGCGGCTGGGTGATCTCCACGCCGACAGAATTTCTCGCCTTCCATGAAGCAGAATACCACGAACAACCGGCGTATTTCGTCCTCATGGCAGCAGGTGGCGGCGGCAACGTGCTCGCTCGGTTCATGCGCTATGCGCCAGAGCCGAAGCCATGGGTGCTCTGGTGCCGAAACAACGAGTCGCGCATCCGCGCATTTCATTGGGAACAACTAAGTAAGAAAGCAGGGATATAACTATGGGATTTGGAAGCCAACCTTCAGCACCGACACTTGACCTCGGACAATCAGCAGACCTTCTAAGAACGCAGCTCCGCATCCAGCGCCAAGAGCTACCGCGCATGGCGAGGGCCGCTGGTGACGCCAGCCGTGAGCAATACCGCTCCAATATCGACTTCGGCCTCGGCCTGCTCGGTGACGCCAGCCTGCGCCAAAGCTACGAGGCGGCTATGCCCGACGAGATGCGGCGCCGCAATGCGCTCTTGGCACAACTGGACGCGGCCGACACTTCCTCACCGGAATACACCCGCCTGCAAGAGCAGTTGCAGGGTGCGGTCGGCGAGCGCGCCGGTATGCTCTCGGCGCAGGACGAGCGGGACGCCACGCAGCAGGCGCGAGCGGCCATGGCAGCACGGGGCATGGCCACGGGCAATGCCGGAATCGGCGCCGAGCTACTTAACCGCGACCGCTTTCTTCAGCAGCGGCGGGCGCAAGACCTCGGCATCCTCGGGCAGTCCGCCCAGCTCGCCGAGCAGGAGCGTGCGCGGCGAATGGGTCTCGGCCAAGACAGCTACAACTTTGCGCTGTCCAGCAACCCGAACATGATGGCGATTGGCGCTGGTTCGCCCTACGCGAACCTGACGCAAAATTCGATGCAGATGGTCAGCCAAGCACGCGGGCTGGAGCCGCAGTATTCGGGTGGGCAGTTTAGTTCGGGTGGAGCTGGCGGGGCGCTGATGGGTGGGGCTATGGGTGCTGCTTCTGGCGCCATGGCGGGCGCGCCTCTTGGTCCGTGGGGTATCGCTG